TTATGTGTCGAACCGCAACTTTTACAAATATAATAAATTAATCTAGTTTTAAGCTATATTCGTCTAATATTATACTTATTTTATACCTACAATTTTCTAAAGCTTCATAAGCTTGCTCTGTTAAGTCGGTATTGTACTTTACTTGAGACCTTAAATATTGGTCTAAGTCCCAAAGTGCTAACTTCCATTTGTAGCCGTCTAAGGCTGTTAACGCTTCCTCTGCGTCTTCGTCTTTAAATTCTAGTGTTATTTTCATATCATTGCATTTTTATATAGTTCGTCTACATCTACTTCTTTTATGTCCTCCTCTATGTCGTGCCACCTGTTACTGTCGTGGTGGCGCTCTTCTCTACTAGGCGGGGGAGGAACCATGTAAGGTTTATACTCTCCTTTCGCATCTCTATACCTCAGCTCGCATAGTCGCATTCTAGCATGGTTTACAGTACAGTTTAGAACGTGTGCAACCTCTTTAGCTGTTACTTCCTTGTTTCGCTGGTATATCTCATCTATATGCCTTAATAGACTGTTCTTGTATGTTATCATTTCAGTTCGTTAAATATGTCTAAAACTAATGCGTAAGCGTCTGCCATTCCTTTAGCGTAGTCGTTTGAATAAGTTGAGGCGTTCTCTTTTAGCTCTTCAATCGTTTTTAGCTTAAGTAGAAACAAGTCACGCTCTCGGCTCGGAGGTCTTAAGCTGTTAGCTGGCTTTCCTATTTCCTGAACTTGCTCAGGGCGGTAACCTTTTACCGTTCCGTTGTTAAACTTTACTAGAACTTGGTTAGTTTTTCTTTCTACTATAGTTCCCTCTTTTCCGTCGTTTGTTCTTACTCTCATGTTATTTAGTTTTACAGAATTTAAGTTTACCTTCTAAGTATTCAACTTCGTAATTATCTCCTTCAATGTTACCCGCGCATTTTAAGTACATTACTTCGTAGGTGTGTATTTCCTCCTTTAGCTCGTAGATAGTTTCTTTCTGCTCTTCTACTTGTTCTTTGTAGTTTTCTATTTTGTGCAGTGCTATACATAATACTGCTACTAATATAAATACTGCTGCTGCTATGCTTGTTTGTATAAATGGTTTCATATCTCTACTATTGTTATTTCTACTCCGTTAATAATATCGCTCTTTTGTCCTTTTCTACCTAGTCTAGTGTAGATAGTGGCTGCTGAGCATCCGCAGACCTTTGCGACTTCTACCGCACTATTACGGTAGATAGTCTTTGTTTCTGTTTTTAGTTTGTATAACATTATTTGTTGTTTAAGTATTCCTCTATTTCGTCGTCAATCTTTCCGAAGTCTTTAACGCTTAATTGGTCTAGTATATCATAAGAATCGTAAAGTACATCACTTGCCACTTCTACGCTTAATACTTCCCAAAACCAGTAGTCTATCATATATCCAACCACAGGCTCTGCAAATCTCTTATCGTATTCAAAGGTTACGATTAAACCGTCTAGCTCTAATTGTTCTTCATTCATGTTTTTTGTTTTTTTGTTATTAATAATAATAAATCATATCAATGTTGAAATTCTCCAAAAATAGTTTCCCCCAAATCAATGCATCTTCATAATTTTTAAATGATTTTTTATCAAGTTTAAAATTTTTTTCCTTGTTCATAAATAAAATGTAAACCGTATCTTTCATGTTTATTTGTTTTAATTGTTAGCGTATTTTGGTTTTGTTAATTCAATTTTTTTAGCACCTCTCAGTAGTTGCATAGCTTCCTTAGAAGCTGCTCTAAAAGTACCGTAGCAATAAGCTTGTCTCCCCTTTTCATCCACAAAAAGCCAGTTCCCATAACCCTTTGGCTTTCTACCTACTTCTAATTCAAATTGTTTCGTGCAAATTGTTTTCATGTTTATTTTGTTAAATCAGTTAATATTTTAATAAATTGCTTTTTGCTAATTAGACCTTTATTATATTGGTCTTGTAAAGCTTGCATTAGTTTTAAATCTATTGTTTTCATGTCCTTAATTTTTTAAAATATTATTATTTAAGTATTTAATTACATTTTTAATTTTTTCTTTTTCAACATAATCAAACGCACCAAATTTAAAGCCAGTTTCCTCAAAAACTAACTTAACATAATTATGTGCTTCATCATAACTATAACCTTGGTTAAATACGTGTCTTTTACACTCATCAATTTTTGCTGCTAATTCTAAAAATAATTTCATAACCTTTATTTGTTTTTGTTTTAACAAATATAATACACAAATTTACTTCTTGCAAGTTTTTTTGTACTTTTTTACAAACTTTTTTGTAATTATTTTGTAACTGCTTGAAAACTACATAAATAAAATTGCGTTAAATTGGTATCTGAGAAATAAGAAATTTGATTACCCGCCATAGGTAGCGACGAAAATAAACAAGCGCACCGCCTATAAGCATATAAAGCCACCATTTGCAGCGTTTCTGTTGTGCTTTGATAGTATCTATTGCTTTTTTATATTCAGTGCGTAAACGAGCTTCTATTTGCTTTGTATCGGCTTTCTCCTTTATTCTAATAGTGTCGCGTATTAACTTAGTCTCGTATCTGAGTAAAGGTCTATCCTGGTAAATAGTGCGTGTTTCTATCTCGTGTAGCGTGTCTATCCTTATTACCTCGTTTGTAATAGTGTCGTGAACTTTAATAAGTCGTATAGTTCTATTTGTTACTGTCTCCTTTTCGGGTTTCCATCCTTTTTTTACCGCCTTCTTAACGTGCCACGTCGGAGAACAGCTAGCGAATAATAGTATAATTAATAAGTATCTCATTAGAATAAGTGTGTTAAACGTGCAATTTGTCCGTGAATAGGGTGATGTAAAAATCCTTCTACAGCTTTAGGTGCGTGAATATATCCGTTTCTGTGATGCCATGAGTCTGCCCCGCTAGGGCTTCGTAAACTTTCAATACATACGCTCATTATATCCTTGGCTGTTTTGTGGTGTACGTGATGCGTGTAGATATATCTGTGTTTACACCTTCCCCAGTCGTTCGCTTCGTGTGCCATTAATAGAGGTAAATCATTCGTTTTTGCCCCGTCACCGTGTGTGCTGCCTATTAGATTAAGTCCGTATGTAAAGTATTTACGGTGTGAAATAGATACATCGAAAGTAATGTTCCCCGAATTTCTAAAGTGCGTAGCAATAAGTTGAGCTAAATAAAACCCGCTTGTATAATCGTGGTTACTTGGGTTGAATGTTACGTGAACGTCTGCTACTTGCATAAGCATCTCTATAAGGTCTACGTAAAGTCGAACACCGTCGAGAAAATTATCGTACCACATTCCGTCAGTGTCTTGAGGTGTTCCGCTTGTCGTTTGTCGTTTAGGAGTGTCTGTGTGTAGAATATCGTTACCTATAACTAAAAGTATCTTATCAATGTTAAACCCTTGCGACTTGTTTAACAACCCTTGTACGCCCTCTTTAACTCGTTTAACTGCAATTTGTGAGTTATACTCCTGTCCTGTCTCAAACGCTCTGCAAAGTTTACCTATGTGAATATCTGCTGGGTCTACTAATAATAAATGAGCGTCTTTAGTTTTCTCCCTTACAATAGTAGGGTATTTAGGTGCGTAGTCCTTAAACGCTTCGAGTAGTTCGTTAAACGACTTCTCTATAGCTATTGTTTCAGGCTCTTTGTAGTTGTGGTTCTTTATAAATAAGCTAGACTCTTTAGATTTTATCCAGCCGTGTTTTACTTCTCTAGGGTCTGTTCCGTTATCTATTGCAGTATTCCAAAGGTTACGAAGGTTGTTTAAGGCTTCTAGCTCATCGGGGTAAACTCTTATCCTTATCTGTTCGTATTCCTTTACCGCCTTAGTTGCTGGTTTCCTTTTTTTCATAAATTGTCTATTGTTCGCGCTAGAACTAACGCAGTTTTAAAGCGAAACTCCCAGCTTCTTAATAACCTTACCGCTTCATCGTTAGTGTGAAACTCTAATTCTAATAATATAGCGGGGCAAGTCGTTCTTTTTATAATCGAAAAATTTGCTTTTTTGTGTCCTCGATTTCGTAGCTCGGGAAACGTCTCGCTCATTTCTTTTATCCAGTTGTCCGCAGCCTTGTTGCTTATAAACCCGCTACCCTCAGAAGTAAAAACCTCGTACCCTCTCGCGTTAGTATTGTTAGCAGCGTTCGAGTGTACAGAAACGAGTAAATCTAAATCCTTAGCGTTAGCAATAGTTACCCTAGTCGAAAGCGGCACGTCTTTATAGTCGTAAGGGTCTGTAATAAACACTACTTCGTGTCCGAACTTTTGAAGCACTTGAGCGTATTCTATGCCGTACTTTCTGTTGTTTACTCCCTCGTAGAACCATTTACCATCTACAGGGTGAGGAGAGCGTTTTCCCGCTGTTACATAGTTTCCTTGTTCGTCTAGTCCACCATGTCCGCAGTCTATGCCTATTCTCATAGTTTCTTTTTAATATCTGTAATAGCTTCTTTGCCTTTACGAATCAAATGTAGTAATTTTTTGAAATAAAATTCCGCGCCCTTATCTTTATTTATCGCTCTTATGTTTTCATCTACGCTTAATGCCTCTATAAAAACGAGTAACAAACAAGCACTCTTAGTTAATAAATGACTTATTCCGTAAATACTGCCATCCATTATATAAACATCTATAGGGTAAAGTATAACTATTAATAACTCATAGAAAAGCACCTTAAAAGCTACCCTACTTAGTTTGTGACTTGTTATAGTCTGCTTAGTTCTATACGCCTTGTATAAGCCTAGAAACGTGTCTATAAGTATCGCTAAAGCTACTACGACCATTAACGGAGCTATAGGGGTAAGAAATACCGCTAAGCTTGTTAGTATATACCCTATAAAAGTGCTAGTTTTCATTATTCTACTACTTCAAAATCTGTTGGAGTGCCTAAAAAATCAATACTCTCATCATAAACAATATACCAAAATATAGGTGTGTTTAAACTTGCCTCCTGATAATCTACCCAATACTGAGTAACATCGTCAGGGCTAACTGGTAAACCGTAATGGTCTGCGCATTGTTTTCGTGCTGCTATTGCTTCCGCTTCTGTGTTGTATTTATATCCTGTTATTATCATTAGTACACTGAATAATAATTGTTAATATCTGTTTCTATTGCTACTCTATTTGCGCTCTCGTCTGTGTTTAGAATTATTATTTCTCCTATATGTCCTACAAGTTGAAATGAACCTGAACCCGTGGTAGGGTCACCAATCATAAGTACATTACTGGTGTATGTACCCGAATAAGTGTCTGTTGTTCCTGTAGCTCCATTGTCAAACGCACTCATATTGTTAGAACTGTCAACAAACCCACTTAATAATGTATAATCTGAAGTGTTTCTTTGAACGCTTAAATCTGCTCTGTAAAAAGTTCCTGAAGCCGAAAGTAAAAAGTTTACTTTGTCAGTACGTCTATCGTGAAAGTTAGCTACATAATTCCCCCCCCCACTTTGCGCAGCATCACGAGACTTAAATACAGCACCTGTATCATTAGCCGTTTCATGCGAACTAACCGTGAAATAAGAAAAAGGATTTGTTGCTAACGGTATGACTTGACCGAAATGTTTTAACCAATCATTATTAAAGTAAATTGCTGGTTTTGTGTTTTTAGTTTCTAAAACTCCCGAATTAACTATTCTTGGTT